TCTTAGCTTGGTTAATTAAAAAATCATATTTTATTTTTTCAATAATCCAATTATTAAAAGCTTTAGAATGATAGTTTTTTCTATATTTTAATTCTTTTATATAATTAGAATTTATTACATCTATAGAACTAAAAGCTGAACTTATTACTCTCAATGGATCACGCTTAAAAACTTTTTCGTTTAACTCATTTACCATTTCTATTTCTTTTCTTTGCCAACTCATTCTAGACTCATCAATTGTTTATATTCTTTTAGATCTACTACTTTGTCATTCATAATTTTAAGTTTACGTTCAGAATAATGTTGTATAATTTTTTGTATCTCGGGTAACTTAACGTGAGTCCAAGGCCAGATCAAACAACAAACATAAAAAGCGTCTCGGTGACTACATCGCCAACGCCATTGTTTCTTCCAACCTTTAGTGTATTTTGTTTTATATC